CCAGAACCACCTATGATAATTGATTGTAAAGTAACCGCAACGTGGAATACTGGATTAACAGAAGAAATAACAACAGGCAGTAATCAATTCTTAGATACTTTCTTAGAAAGTGTAGAATACACAGAACGAGAAGATAATTGGAATTTATGCGAAGGTTGCTTTGAGTATGTACATATAGATTATACTTACAGCAACGAACAGCCTTGGTGTCCAGATTGTGCCACTTCACCTTGTTGTGGTGCTGAAATAATTGTAGACCATAACATATGTAAACAATGTAAGGAACATATATAAAATAACAATAGGAGTTAAAATGAAAGACATGAGTATTCATGAAAAACTAAATGTAATACAGACCTCACTAAAAGTAGAAAAAGGTCATACAAATAACTTTGGTAAATATAACTACAGAAATTTAGCAGATATATTTGAAGGAATAAAACCATTGCTAAATGAAACTGGTTGTTACCTTACTGTATCTGATGAAATTGTAGGAGTTAATGGATTCAACTATATCAAAGCAACAGCTACTTTTGGTGATGGAAACGATTCTATTACAACTGAAGGATGGGCAAGAGAAGCTGTAAACAAAAAAGGTATGGACGACAGTCAAATAACAGGTGCTGCTTCTTCATATGCAAGAAAATATGCTTGTAATGGTTTGTTTGCTATTGATGATACAGCAGATACAGACAGTATGGACAACAGAAAAGAAACCTTAATCAATGGTAAACCAGCTACAAAAGGACATATCACTGTTAATCAGAATGTAAAACTAGAACGTTTAAGCAGAGATCCTGTTTTTAATGGAACAGATATGCCTAAAAAAGTACGTACTTTAATTAACGATAATGTAACAGAAGAACGTGCTCAACAAGCTATTGATAAAATAAGTAAACAAATAAAAGAACTACGTAAACAAAATAAAGGAGTTAAATAATGAATGGTGGATTTGAAACAACTGGTACAGTTAAATCTGTACAAATAGAATATGATGCAGAAAAACAATGGGGGACATACAATCCTACATTTGACATGTTTCTAACCATAGAATATAATGACGGACAAGACTGGGATAAAACATTAACTATTCATGGTAATGTTAAAAAAGATCTTCCTATAACAGATCCTAAATCTTGGGGTGCTGGATTTAAAGTACGAACATTCTTTGAAGCTGCTTTAAATAAAAAGAATCTATTAATGAATGATGATTACACACTTCCTGAATCATGGTTAGATGATGTTGTTGGTAAACAGTTTATGGTTTGTAGTTATAAAACAAATAAAATGAAAAAAACTGGTAAGAATTTCTGGAATACATATCAAATTGTTGCTCCAGCAGGATCACCAGCAGGTACATTAAAAAATAAAGTAATTAAAGATGTACAAGATGGTTGGATTAAAGATGCAGCAGAAGATGATTCTAGTCCTTCTTTTACCGCTCCATCTACACCACCACCTACAGTTACACCTACTAATGTTGACACAAGCTTTGACATTTAATTATGAAAAAGCCAACTGTAAGTCACATTATTAAAGAATGGTTGAGTAACAGATTGGAAAGTGGTATAGATACAGTGGCATCCCACGAAATCGAAACTACATTAGTCGAGTATGGCAAAGAGTATTGGGGGAGACAACATTCCCCTAGTACTTGGAGCAGAGCTTGGAGAACATTAAAAGCTGGAAACGAACTCGATGAAATAGATGTTACGTCCATTGAACCCATTAACACTGAAAGTGCGGAGACTACATGGAGAATAAAAACTGGTACATAGAATACGCAACTGGAAGTATTAGTAATCGTAATCAATTGTGCAAAATAAACGAATTTGCAGAAATAGCAAAAAACAATATTGGTAAAGAAATATATAGATCTATGTTTTTATATGATGAAACTATTGTTGACTTTGTATCTAAAAATCAAACAGTAGTTGGTTTTAACGGTGTACAAAGCATAGATAAACTTGTTGTTGATGTTGATTATATAATTAATGATAACGAACTAGGAAACCAAACACGTAAAAAAGTAATGGATGTAGTAGATGTAATGGAAAAACTAACTATAGATCCTACACATTATAACCTTTGGTTTTCTGGTAAAGGTTTTCACATTCATCTAGCAAACGTATATGAGTTTAAAGATTCAAATCAAATAGCAAAACAAGTACGTGCAACTATGCAACGTGATTTTGGGGAGCATATTGATTTAATCTACGATAGCAGAAGACTTATACGTGCTGGATTTTCATTAAATAAAAAAACTGGATTATATAAAATTCCTGTTTCTTTTGAAGAGTTAGAAACTCTTAGTTATCAACAAATTGCAGATTTGGCTAGAGAACCTAGACAAGACTACAAACCGCATAGAATAAAACAAGAAAAACTAGATGCATTAGAAGCAATGGACATGAGTCGTAAAAACATTGCAGAAATACGTAAAGTATTTGATAATGCTAAAGGTGAAACCACTCGTTTTATTACATGTGCTCAACACATATATAATGCTGGACACGTACCAAGTAAAAGACATAAACACTTATTAGCTCTCGTGAGCATATGGCGTAAAAAATACGCATTTGATAAAGTAGGTTGTGATTTTCTTGCTCGTGCATATATGTCAAACATGGATAAACCTTTACCTTCTGTTGAAGTAAGCAAAATAGTAAGTGACGTATTTAAGAATGATTACTATTATGGTTGCAATCATCCAGATTTACAACCATATTGTGATAGTAAATGTATGTTATATAAATACAAGAACTTAGACGAAGAAGCAAACGTATTAACAGCAGAAGATATGATTAACAATCTAATTGACCATTATCAATCTGACTATACAAATAGACAATTTGATCTAAAATCAGTATTTCCATTTATGCAACAATCACACTTGTTTACTACAGGTCAACTAGTAACATTAATTGGAGACACTGGTTTAGGTAAAACTGCTTTTGTAAGTTACTTGATAACACAATTACCACATCTTAAAACATTATTTTTATCATTAGAAGTTGATGAGTTTACAATGTCAAGAAGGCTGCTTCAAGCTTCTTTAAATAAATCAAAACCTGAAATCATACAATTTCTAAAAGATAGAGATATGGATTTAATACGCAAAGCAAATGAAAAAATAGATCACATTAAACTTGAATGTAGTAGTCCAGACATACAAGATTTAGCAAGTCATGTGTCAGAACATGAAGCTAAAATATTAGTAGTAGACACAATAGATCGTGTTCCTGCTAAATATGCTGGTAAAGACGATTTTGCTAGACAGGAAGTAATAGCAAATGGTTTAAAGGATTTAGCAATGCAAGAAGATATAATGGTAATAGCTGTACATCATATTTCAAAATCAGCCTCGTTTAATCTAAAGCAAACTAACACTTTAGATGTGCATAGTGGTAAAGGCAACAGTGCCATAGAACAAAAATCAGACCAGTTTATCACATTTACAGGAAAGAATCCACGAGGAAAACAACGTGTTGTAAAGTCTGTCAAAGCTAGAGATGAATCTACATTTGAGATATTGCTCAATTTTGATTGGAACACATTTACTTTTGACAAAAGAAACTAAAAACTGTAAGGCACAGACTAGCAATTTGTGCCTTATTACACATACAAAAGGTATTAAAATGGCTATTGTAGAGATACATATAAAAAATAATACAATTGAAAAAATATCTGGTGAGAATACAATTGTATATATTCACGATCACGATTCAAAAATAACTACAACAATGTTATTTAAAAAACAGGAACAAAAATATGAACAACGGACACGTACTAACTCTCTTTGGTTTTCCGATATTAAAGAGATTATTAATAAAAAATAAAGAACATACAACATATAAAATAACTTTATTTAGAATCTTTATGATTAGTGTAGGTTTTTCAACATATCAAGGAGAAAACATACACGTAATGCTAGGATTTACTAAATTAGAGTTATTTACTTCATTTACAATTAAAAATAGGTGGTTACGATGAAAAAACCAACACAAATAAAACCAATGCCAAAAAATAAACGTATGGCAAATCTTATAGAGAATTTAGCAAATTTAGAAGCTGCTGATTATGACAGATTAAGCAATGATGGAAAAGAATCATTGGGCAAAATATGGAATTTATTAGGTATGCCTAGTCAAGAAGCATTAAATAAGGATAAAAATAATGAAAAAAAAGATTAAAATTGGTAATTGGGTAACATTTAAAGCAGACATAGAACAAACTGGTAAAGTT